CAAAGCCCCGTTCCCGGTCAAGCGTTGCGGTGTCTGCAAGGTCGTCGAATAAACCGCCTACCCGTGCAGCGGTGTTCGCTCCGGCAGCGGTTTCGTTGGTTATCGTTAATGCACTCGCTTGGAGTTGGCTTCGTGTTAGTACGCTCATGCGAAGGATTGGTCAAAGGTGGAATCAAAGACACCCTCGTCGGATGCCTCGTAAACATTGTAAGTAATTGAATTGGCGTAGGTGTTGAAGCCTATCGTTGCGGTTTGTATAAATGCCAAGCCCGTTTCAACGACCGCCAAAGCAGCGGCAACCGTGCTATTGGTATCGTAAACTTCATATTTATACGAGCCTGTTTCAAGCGACCCCACGGCAATCGAAAATTGGTCATAGCGGTTGGTATAGTTGGAAAGGTTGGCAGATTTCAGCAGGGTGAAATCGGTCGTGGTGTTCTTTGCGATGCTTGTAAGGCGCAAGATGTAGCGGTCGCCCGTGCTGGAACGCTCGGTCCAAGTAACGGTAATCGTGTTGGTCGTGTCAGGGTTCAGGTAAAGCATCTGCTTGTAAATGTGCGATGCCCCCGAATTTCACAATTTGCGCCCAATCTGCCTGTATAGTTCGGCCCGCTTCTTGGCGGTTTCAGCCACGTTGAACTGCTTTTTAATGTCAGCCGTGAGGTTATCAGCCAAGGCTTTGCGAAGGTCGGGGTCAAGAATCAACTGCTTGATGTACTTGTACCAGTCCTTGGGTTTGTTGTAAGGCACGAGAAACCCGTTCTCTCCGTGTCGGATGACATCGGTGTAAGGGATGGTTTCGGATGCGATGATGGCCTTGTTCATCCACCCTGCCTCGACCACCTTCAACTCGGACTTGAGTTTGTTAAACTTGGTATCTCGGAGCGGTGCAAGGGTTACGTTCACGAAGTTGTAGCCCCCGACGTAGGAGTAAATATCCGCTGCCTGAATGCGTCCGTAGTTCGGGTTGTTCCCTTGGTCGCTGATTATCTTCTCGTAGCCTTCATAAACAGGATTATTGTCGTTCCAACCTCCAAGGTAGAGGCGATACTTGCCGTCAAGGTTTGCGTCCCAGCGTAGTTTCTGCATCCCTTCTCGTAGCAGTTCCATGTCCTCGCCATGCTGCGCACCACCGAACCAACCGAACTTGACGAGGTGCTTGTCGGGTTCTTCTTCGGGGTTGGGAATAAATTGCTGATACGCTTCGTAAGGCTCATTCTGCAATATGCTCACATTCGCATTTAGAGGCCGTATGCGAGCAGCAAGATGCTCGGTGGTACAAGTTACCCAATCAGCCAATTTGATGTGCTTACGGATGACCTCTGCGAGTTTGGTTTGGTGATAGTGGCGGTACATGATGTGGCCCGATTCCAGCACCCAATAATCGTCCAAGTCAAGGATGACTTTCGCTCCGTATTGGGTCAGGGCTTTGTAAACATTTTCGACTTGCTCCATTGTCCCCTGACACCAAAGCCGGCTGAACAGGAACAGGTCAATGGACTTCAATCCCTCGTCGCTGATGGTCGTGATGTTCTCCACGCACACATAGTCGAACTCCGGGTAGTTGTCGCCAAGGTAAGCGTTCGGCATTTCGAGGCGGTAGTAACTGCACCCGGTTGGATGGGCGTTGTAAACGATACAAATCTTCATGGCCGTAAAAATAAGAAGGGCAGCCATTGCTGACTGCCCCTCTCAAACCTCAGTGATGAAAACCTGATGCGAAGATACTACGAACCGAGTATCTGCGTAGTCGATGGTGTAAAGACTGTTGACTCGATTAGGAACATCGGGTTAGGCTCCATCCCGGAAAGCGTTATTTCATAGCCGTTTCGGTCGCCGAATGCAGTACCACTTCCAGCGGTTCCAGCGGTTGCCTCAAGGCCATTTATAGCACCCAGCAACCAGTAACGACTGTTGTTGTCTTGAACGATGACGATGACTTTACTACGAGCGAGCAAACGGAGTTCATTGCGGACTGCGACTTGCATTTTGTTGATGGTGAAGGTTACTTCGGGTGAGTAGAAGATTGTGCCATTCTCCATGCTTGCGTTCAAAGTTTCGGTCATGGATGACGTGGCTTTGGTCAAGTCGTATTCAAAAAAACCGCTTGCATTGTACCCGGTGAACCCCGTAACCGCACCTGAAAGGTTAGTGTTACAGGACCCGGTAGAAATCCAGTTTTGGACGTAAATTGCTTTGATGCCACCGACTGAATCACGGCAGCCGAGTGTGTAACCAGTTGTTAGTGCGCAGGACATATGTGTATTTGGGGTTTAAGTTTCAAGGAACAAAAAGCAGGGGGAGGTTTCCCTCCCCCCTACACATTAGGTCAAGCGGAAGTCTACGATGAGGTCGGGATAAGCGAACTGGACACCTGCCTTGAAGGCTGCTTGGAAGCGGACTTCGTCGTTGTCTTTGCTGAACCAAATCGAGAACTGCTCCTCGTCACTCAACAAGTCGGTTCCGTAGAACAGGTTGCCGAGGTAGGTGCAGACGATGCGGTTGGTGTTGGTCAAGCCGGGGACCGCAATTACACGGACGTTTGTGCCGGGGTAGATGATGTCCCCATCGGCAAGACCAGCCAAGTCGACTTGGTTGTACATAACGCCTGTGGAGGCTTTGAATGCACCAATCAAGGTACGGAAGTTGTTCCAACCGCAGAAAATTACGAGGTCCGTCTTGGTCAAGATGGCCTGTGGGATTTGGTTGTAGATTCCGTCAAAGATGGCAATCACGTTGCTTGTAGTGATACCAACGGAGGCCGATACCGCTCCTGTGTTACCGCTAATCGTTGAACCCGAAGCAGCGTTCAAGAGTTGGTTGATACCGCTGAAGTAAGCGTTACCCTGCCAAATTGCATTCTCCAAAGCCTCAGCGATGCGGAGAGCCTTCTGCTCGGAGAAAGCCTGCTCGAAAGGAACGCCATCGTAGGTAGAGCCAGCAGTCAACTGGGTCTGCATCCAATACTGCTCCAAGGAACGAGGACACAAGGTTTCTTGAACCTTCATACGGCCAACGGTGATGTTCCGCTGAGTGAAGGCAGTCGTGCCTGAAGTTGTGTAACCGCAAGTGTCACCGCTCTGCAATAGTGCATCGGTGTCCATGAGGTTGAGGGCAGCAGCGAACTTGATGCCCACCTGCTTGGTGAACAGGGCTGCTGAACGAGCCGAGAACACGGCCTTGGTGATGAGCGGTAACCGCTCTTGGTCGGTGTAGGAGGTTAATCCTGTGAAAGTAAATGCCATGGTTAGTGGTGGGGGTTTAGGGGGTTAGTTTTTGGATTTGAGTGATTGAAGTGCTTGTGCGAGTGCGTTGAAGTTCTGCGATGCCTGAGCCTTGCGTTGCTCAACGATTGCTGAACCGCTTGCTTTTGGGGCTTCGGCTGGGAGTTCGGAAACCTTCTCGACGATGTCGGCCATGGTTTCAACCTGCGATGCGAATGCAGACATTTTCTCCTTCATCTTTCCCATCTCGGCATAGGCTGCCTTGAGTTCTTCCATGATGGCTCCGAGGTGCTTGGCAACGATGGCCTCGACAACTTCGGGGGTCATCGCAGGATAAGCATCCTTGATTTCTTCGGTTACCTCAACGGCTACTTCGGGGGTGATTTCAGCAGCAACGGGCAAGGCTTCGATTTCGGGGGTTGCTACTTCGGCAGCAATGACCTCAACGATTTTGCCTCCTTCGGTCTTGATCGTGCCAACGCCTTCGACGACGTGTTCGCCATCGGGTGCAGGCAGAGTGCCTTCTTCGGCTACAACGTAAACGGCAGTCCCGGCAACGAGGTCCCCGTCAACACGGACAACCGTGCCATCGGTCAACTTGTAGTCAGCGAAGGACTGCTTTTGGGTGCTGAATTTGCGGAGTTCAGTCCGCAGGGATTCGATTGCGTTTTTCAGGTTCATAGTTAGTGGGATTTGTAGGTGGGGGTTAATTGTTGCAAAAAAGCGGTTAATTCGTCAGCAAGGCCAGCGAGTGCGACCTCCAGTTCGGATTCGGTCTTGTCCATTCCAAAAAGCCCTTCAACGGAGAAACCCCGGAAGAGGTTGCGGTTGTCCCACACCTCGTCGTTCTCAACCTTGAAGGACCCGAACCAAGAGCCGTCGGGGGTGTCCTCGTAGCCCTTGGGAGGCATCACGCCACGCTCGGCATCGGTGATGTAGGATTCAAACATGAACACGCCATCCAGTTCAGCGTTGTGGTAGGCATTGACGTTGTGCTGATTTCCCTGCTTGAAATACTTTTGGACTATCTTGCGGATGGTGGCTTTGTCAAAGACGACGTAGTATTCCCCGTAGGTTTCGTCCTTGCGAAAGATGGGAGTGTCTGCAAGCATGAGAGGGCCAGTCAGGACCCTCCGTTCGCCTGTTTCGGTGAACTTTTGTGGTGTCTTTGCAAAGGCTTGGAATGGCCGTTCGATTGCTGGCATATCGGTCAGGGCCACGAATTGGACCCCTTCATCCACCTCGTCCACGGTCATTCGGTATATTGGCAGTTCCATAGTGGTAAATGTCCTACGCCCCCAAAGTTGCAAATTCCTCCAACCTCCGAACCCTGCGAGTGCTTTGGGTGATGTCCCGTTCCACCACATAGGCTCGCATCGGTGATGAACCTTGGCCTTGGCCTGCCGAGAGTTCGCCCGTCCCGAGGTTGGTCGTTTGTGGGTTCGCAAAGATGGGCGGTGGTGCTGCGCTTGCTCCTGCACCCGTTACGTCTGCACCGGGAGAGCCTGCGCCTGCACCGCCTTGGAATTGTTGAGCCTTAATCTTAGCGACATTCGCAAGACCAGCAGCAAGGGCAAGACCTGCCTCGACATAACGCTGCCCGGGGAATACCAACTTTGTTGAATCCGTAGAGAGCGCAGATGTTACGGCTAAATAGGTGTTCACGATGGCTTGGGCAATAGCAGCAGCCTTGGCGACATTGAAGGCCCGCTTTTGTGCTGCTTCGCTCTTTCCAGCCGATGCGATGATGATGTCGTTGAT